GATGTCATAGTTCTGCGCGAGATCGAACCTTGTTTGCTGAGCAGCACTGTCAATATAGATATAATCAATATCCCAACGATCAATAAGTTTTTGTATTTCGATAGCATGTTGTTCCGTGGTCCTCTCACTGTTAAAGTACTCATCAACTAAGTAGTATTTTTCCTCCTCCCAGTCATATGCAATTACACACAACGCTGTAGGATCTTTGTATCCTACGTCTAATCCTGCAAAGACGTCCATCTTTGAGGTATCTAGTTGAGACAAATCTTTTACTTGTGTCTCAAAATTAAACTTCCAAATCTGACCTTCATAAGTATTAAAGTCAGCTTCGTACTCTTGCCGAAACTCAGCTTCTGACATAGACTTACGCGCTTCTGCTATATCAATTTCTGACATACGAGGGTTGTCTCTATAAGTTGCTCTTATACTACACCACTCTGGAAAATCTTCTGTGAAGCCACGATAGAAAAACTCTGAGAACCAGTTATTACGTCCACGAGGTGTAGAAATAAAAATTGCTTTTGAGTTTTCTTTGTCAAGCGTGGGACGAAGTGCGACATTGAATGCGTCTTTACCGTCTGCTAGTGCCGCTTCGTCAAAAATAATAAGATCATAGGATCGGCCAACACAAGAATCAACTTGATTGACCGAACCCATTCTTACTGTAGATCCGTTTGAGATTTCAATGACTTTGTCTTTTGCGTTATCTTTTGTAACCTCTAGATCAAAATGTTTAATTAGGTTCCTTTGTAGATCGAAAGAGATCTGAGACAAAGAATAGTTTGGTGACATAATTAAGATGTTAGAACCAGGCACTAAGGACACGAGCTGTCCAATAATGTTGGCAATGTAGGTTTTGCCTTGCCGACGGGAGACGGCGGCAGAGACAAAACGATATTTAGGGTTGTTAATCGCATTTATAATTGCTATTTGCGATGGCAACGGTGTGACGTTCAATAGGTTTAAATACGGTCCTATTGGAAGTTTTAAGAACTTTGCCTCAGATCCTAATTCAACTATTTGATCGGAAATTATATCTTTCCGACTTACTTCAACTGCCATATTAATCTTCTTTTTTCAGTAGTGTCCAGATTCCATAGCCTAATCCAACCCAGGCCATCATTTTTGCTAAACCACCGAACAATATTACTGATCCGCAGATTCCTATTAGCATTGCACCATCCCAAGTGGTGCGTTCTTTCATGAGTAGTTTTAAATATTTCATGGTATTGCTTTCCTGTTTGCGCCCCATGCTACAAAGCCTACTGCGAATAACGCCATCCATGCTAAGTAGTTAAGAACCTTGAAGCCATTGACTTCGATACAAATATCTCGAAATACTACATCCAACTCTTTTTGTGACATTCTTTCTGTGTGAGTGCCATCTTTCTTTTGTAAGCATCCATGTCTATATCCATAATCATGAATCAAACCACCCATAAGTAATACCCCTACTGGAGATAAGAAAGTTGCAAGAAACTTAGGAACAGAGGCACCGTCAAACTGGAAACCTGCTGGTACTTTGTACTCTTCACCTTTCATGCTGTAGTGAAAGTCTTCTGTGACTATCCACTGTCGAGTAGTCATTAACCACATTAAGATACCTTTCCAGAACCCTTTACCTTTTGTTGCAATGGGTACAGGTGTCATCTTTGGCATCATGGGGTACTTAAAATCTACCCTTACTTCTTCTTTTTTATCAAAGCTGTTTATTACAAATCCAATTAAAACAAGTGCTCCGAGTATAGTCCACTGCCAAAAAGTCATTGCTAAATCAAGTAACATTTCCATTATTTTTTCCCTGCATATGCATTGGCTCCAAAGAATGCGGAAACCAAAGCCGCGATAGCTACAAAGTAAGTGGGAGCAATGTCACCAATTATTTTTGCGGCGCTATCAAGACCAAATAATGATGTGCAAAAAATACCGAAAGGATAAAATAACATTCCCCATAGGGAAAACCATGTCATCTTTCTCATCGCATCACGCTGTGCATCTTGATCTTCTAATTCTTTTCTTCGAAACTCAAGGTACATTTGTTGTTCAGTGTCGGAGACTGATCCGTCACCATTTGTGTCTGCGGGATGAAACCCTGTCTTCTCGTCTACCATTTAACTTTATCCGCCCAATATGCCGCTGACATTTTGCCTTTGGCTATATTCTTGGCGTGTCGTGCTTTAAAAGACGCCCTTTTCTTTTTCATTGCTGTAGATTCTCCGGCCTTCGGCTTCCCTGCCGTTCTAGCTCCTTGCTGACCGAAACGAATTGTTTTAATTTTAGTGCCAACTTTAGCTACCACAATGTGAGACTTCTTAGAATGTCCGGGTGTGCGTTTGGGTTTATTAAAACCTGATACACCGGCTCTTTTAAGTCTCGGATCTTTTTTTCTTGCTTTTCGCTTTGCTGGCATAATTTATCTCTTCCTTCGCTTCATAGTAGCTTTTCGCTTCTTTTTTACGAAGGTCTTAACCATAGTGGGTTTCCCACCAGGGTTGCCTGCTTTTCTTTTTCTACTTATTGCAGATTTCTTTTGAGCTGCAGTCATACGAGCTGCTTTAGCTTTTGGTACGCACTTAGGGTATTTACTACTTTTTGCTTTGCTTCTCCCGCACTTGGCGTAACCACCTCCTTTCTTAGGACGAGAAATATCTACCCAGTCTTCTTTAAACCACTTTGTTAAACTCATTTAAATATTCTCACTGCTTTGCTAATAAGCATCTTAATAGCTGTTACGTAAGCCCAACCATATCCAAACCACCAGTGAAAGGTATGATTTTTTTCAATTTGTTTTTTACTACCAAACTTACGAGTCCAGTTGTCTACATACTCTCCTTTGTAGCGAAGTACTGCATGAGAAACTTTTGTGCTACTAGGGCCTACTAAACAAATGCCTGCTCTATGAGTTAGTAGCATAATCCACATTTTTAAATGACTTTCTCCACAGAGTCTATATAAAACTGAAAGAGCATAATCTTCGCAGTCTCCTACATAATTACCTTTTTCATCGAGAGAATAAATAATTTTCCACGCATCTGCCATTCCATACTGCGTGCTATCTAATCTATACTCCCACTTCGAGTCGAAGTCAGTTACTATATTATCACGCTTAAAAACTTCGTGTTTATTCATTTTCTAACCCCCATGCGGTATTTACCGCCTCTGCGTTTGTACTCCTTAACTAGAAATGCATTAGCATATGCGGAGGGATAGACTTTAAACTTTCTTTTTACTTGGGCTTTTACTGACGCGTACAGACGTTTGTTTGTCGGTACGGGTTTCTTCGCTGCTTTCCTCCTCTTTCTCCTCACTGCCATCTAAGACTTCCTCTACCTTTGGTAGAGTCTCCTCTACTGGGGGTACCCAGCCTGCTGCTAATTTTGCCTCTTCTTCAGTTCCGAATTTATGCAGCTTTCTAATTCCTTGATCTTCAATAATTTCTAGGAAGCACCATTTTCCACGCTTTTCGAAAATTTCCATACTATTTACCTCTTTTCTTTTTTCCCTTGCCTTTCTTGGCGGGACGACCACGCTTTTTACCGTAAGTTCCTTTTCCTGCTGGCATAATTATCTCCTACATCTTGGTGACTAGGGTTACTAGTACACCTGCTAGGAACAAAATTACTGTTCCACCTATCCCCATCATACGAGACTCTATTCTCATAAGACCCCGTTCAACATCTTCTAAACGTTGAAAACAAGTCTTCCAACGCTCTTCGCATTGTACTTCGTGTGCTGCAAAGTCTTTTTCAAGATCATTAACTTTTTCAGTCTGTTCCATTGAGTAATTTATCCATCAGCTTACCATAATTACCTTGACCAAAAGGAACACCCTCATTTATTTGTACATTAGTCTGGTTTTTGATATTGCTGCCTTCGGCTTTGGCGAGATCAGTTTGAGCTTTAATTTCGTCAATGCGCATTTTATGAGCCATTTGTAGTAAATCTGCTAAGTCTTTACTAGAGTAGACACCAGACTCCTGGGCTTCTTCTAGTTTGGACGCTATCATTTCATCCAATAAGGAACCGATATTATTCTTATTTCGGTAACCCATATCCAAGTACACTGTGTCAATGTACTTCTTTACTTCGCGTGTATTTAACGCTTCTACTACTCGTTGTTCAGGTACCTGTAGGTACTCACATACGCCGCGAATATTCCCGTATTGCAGATAACTATTCGCTATCTCCAGCCCTTCCGGAGAAATTGTGGTTAGTTCTTTTGCCATGGTTCAAATTATACTCAAGTAGGGTTGTTTTGTCAAGAGATTTTTTTCTCAGGTTAGTCCGCAAGCGGGTTATCAAGTGCTCTTTGTAGTTTCTTTTCTAGTCGATCTTCTAGATCTTCCATATCTTGATCAGAATCTGCTTTCATGCTATCACGCTTTGCTTCGAACCGCTCACTTGCTTTATCTATCATTTCTCGAACTTCGTTTTCCATAGTCCGTACTTTATCTTCTGCTCGATCTGCTTGTTTTTCGATGGCAAGTATATCATCTCGTAATCCAGTTTTAATGTCTCGTGTGTATTCGATGGCATCGTCAAGCTTTTGTTCTATCTGTAAGTTTCGTGCGGCAATAGCATCTGTGTCAATATTTTGCACGACTTCTTTCATATCTGTGTAATCTTTGTAAAACTCGAACGCTGCCCAAGATGCACCACCGAGAGTAGATAATGCTGTAAGCAGTACAGCTGCTTTTCCACCTTTAAAGGTCATGCCTCCAAATTCAAATTCTGCCATTATTCGATTACCTCAATTTCATCTACGAACTTTAAATTCCTGAGATTCTGAATCTCTTGTTTGAGTTTTATTACTTCCATTCTTTTAACTTCGAGTTCTAACTGATACAACGAGTTACAGTTAATACGTTCTTTTGGCCCACCGATAGGAATATTTATCTTCGCGTATACTCCTACGTCTGAAACTTGGTTTGAAGGATTCATTGTAAAGTCGGTAGGGTTTGTATTGTACACGTTATTATAAGGAGTATTAACATCATTATTAATAAACCCAACAACTCCAAACTCTACATTTGTAGCCGCTCCAATCGCATTTTGACATTCAAAAGTTCCGGCACGTATCCTATCAGAAGCATAAGTTTGGGAAGTATTTGGCAAGTTCAAATTTAAGGAACTTGATTGACCCCAAGCTGCAAAGCTCGCAAATACGAGTACTACTATTAACAAATTTTTCATAATATCACTTGATTTTTGAACAAATCCTCGATGCTACAATTGATTGGTCTTTCACCGTACTTAATATCTTTGATTTCGAACAGACATAGTACGCTTTACTTTTATCGCTTTTGTGTATATAAATCTCTACTTCTTTTCTATCTAAGTGACTCACCCGTATGAGAGAGGGCGAAGATACATATTTTACTGCTTTCCAATCTTTATCAAACACACCAACAGAGTAATACCTTATAT